GTCTTGCGCAGATGACCGCATTTCAAATGTTTAGGGTAATCTAGCACTATGCCTAATCCAGCAAAGCCAATCGAGCAGAAAAGACTCCTCGGTAATCCGGGCAAGCGAACCTTGCCAAAGGCTGCTGAGACGGTGTCAATCCCCGGTGGCTGGGTAGAACCGCTGCGTGAATTGCAAGTGGCTGGTCAACAGCTATGGGACTCGGTGTTCCAATACGGCGAACTCTGGGTCAGCTCACGAACCGACATTCATCTTTTGCAGATGACCTGCGAGCAACTTGATAGGCGAGACATGCTTGCTCAACTCCTGCCGATGGACCCTACTGACAAGAATGTTTTGATGAGACTGGCAGAGCTTGAGAAGCTAATCACTAGCAACCTTGGCTTGCTTGGCTTCACGCCGAGTGATCGCTCTCGTCTAGGACTTGCTGAAATCAAAGCGAAGTCCAGACTGCAAGAACTAATGGACCGCAATGGTTGAGCCTTGGCCTCCGAGGTGGCTGACTCCAGTTCCAGAGGAAGCTCTTGCTGCTGGTAAAGGGCAACTTGCCATCGACTTCATTGAAGCATTTGGAGTTATTACTAAGGACTCGATTGCTGGCAACGCCGGGACTCCGCTAATTCTGCGAGAGTGGCAGAAGGATTTGGTTAGGCACATTTATGCTGGCGATGGCGAAGGCGGATTCTATAACCAGATTCAGCTTATTGGTATGCCCAGAAAATCCGGCAAGAGCGCTGTTTCGTCCGCTTGCGCTGCGTTCGATTTATTCTTTGGACCTAAAGGCGGAGAGGTTTATTCCATTGCTGCCGAGAAGGAGCAGGCGAGAATTGTATTCGCTTCGACTAAGAAAATGATTGAGGCAAACGAGGAGCTGTCCTCAATGGCAAAGCTCTACCGAGACACGATTGAGATTCCGTCAACTGGTTCTATTTACCGGGTGCTATCGGCTGAAGCCTATTCCAAGGAAGGACTCAACAGCTCCGCAGTGTGGGCCGATGAGGGGCATGCCTTTCCTGATCGCTCTATGTATGACGTTATGGCGCTGTCGATGGGAGCCAGAGGTCGGAAGGCTCACCTCACGATGATTACTACCGCTGGCCGTCGCTCAGACTCGACGGGCAATGACTCAATCGCCTACACGCTTTACCAGACCGGGCAAAGAATTGTGAACAAGGAATCTGATCCGTCAATGTTCATGGCATGGTGGGAAGCTCCTAAAGATGCAAACTATAAAGACCCTGAAACATGGGAGATGGCATCACCCGGATACGGGGACATCTGCTCTGCGGATGACTATGTGACCGCTGTACAGCTAACGCCTGAAGCGGAGTTCAAGACTAAGCGACTCAACATCTGGTCAAATACCAAAGCAGCTTGGTTGCCAGCAGGAGCTTGGCAGCAGCTTGAGCAAGAGTTTGAGATGCTACCGACAGACGAATACGTTCTTGGCTTTGACGGATCGTGGAAGAATGACTCAACCGCTGTCGTCGCTGTCATCATGCCTCGTTCTAAGGATGATGCTTACAGAGTGTTCCGGGTAGCGAGCTGGGAGAAGGACTTTGCCATTCACGACGACTCATGGATAGTCGACAAGAAGGAAGTGGCAAAAGCCGTTATGGACTTTTATGACACAAACCCAAACTGCCGAGAGATGGCTTGTGACCCCTCCTACTGGGAGGATGAGATGTTCCAATGGGCTGACTATGGAATCCCGGTGGTCGAGTACAAGAACACTTTGAACCGAACGGTCCCGGCAACTGCCAAGCTGTTCGAGGCAATTATGAACAAGAAGATTCAAGTGAAGCCCGATGCTTCACTTGCAAGGCATGTGGACAACTGCATCCTGAAGATAGACGGGCAACGTGGCGCTCGTCTAACGAAAGACTATCGCAACCCCAAACTAAAGATTGACTTGGCAATCGCTCTAATGATGGCGTATGACCGAGCAAGCGTTAGAATGGAAGAAGCTTTAGTGCCACAAGTATTTGTATAGGCGGTAGATTTTGGCAACCTTTTGGGACCGAATGTTCAACAGACGAGCCATCTCGTTTCAGACTATTTGGGGTGCAGGCGATGACCTCAACTTAAATACGCAGTCAGCAACCATTGTTGACTCAAAGACTGCGATGCAGATAAATGCCGTTTACTCGGCGGTATCTCTAATCTCTGACACAATCTCCTCTCTACCAGTGGACGCATACGTCCGTCGAGACGGCGCTCGCTATCCGTTCCGACCAGCTCCAAGCTGGGTCTACAAGCCAGACGTTGACACAACCAAAGAAGCATTTTGGGGCGCAATCATTGTGTCCATGCTGATCGACGGCAATGCTTATGTAAGACTTTTCTCAAACCCTCGGGGCGAAATTGTCTCCATGACAGTTATGAATCCACTTGAGGTTGAGCCTATTCGCAACAAGCTCGGGCAGCTCATGTTCCGATCAGACAACAGCGACAGACTACTAAGTGCCGAAGAAGTCGTGTTCATTCCGGACGTTGTAAGACCGGGACACATTAAGGGTGTCTCACGAGTTGAGGCGCTAAAGAATAACTTTGGACTTGCTATTGCACTAGAGAACTATGCGTCACGCTTCTTTGGTACTGGAACTCACACCTCCGGCGTAATTGAATACCCCGGGAACCTGACAGCCGAGCAAGCTCAAGCATTGCAGACTGGGTTTGATTCTCGTCACAGAGGTTGGCAACGCTCACACAAGACAGCGGTAATTTCGGGTGGGGCTAAGTATGTTCCAACCACTTCAGAAAACGACAAGGCTCAGTTCATTGAGGCTCGTAAGTTTGCAGTCGAGGAGATTGCTCGTGCATTCCGAGTCCCAAGCTCGATGATGAACATTGAAGGCTCTTTCACTTACTCGTCAGTTGAGCAGCAAAACCTCCAATTTTTAACACACTGCCTTCGTCCCATCATTAGCAAACTCGAGTCTGCCTTCTCACCTCTAATGGGCAGGACTCCCGGTGGAGAGAACGCATTCTTGAAGTTCAACTTTGACGGACTTCTAAGAGCAGACATTGACAGCAGAATGAAAGCTTACTCAACAGGAATCCAAGGTGGCTTCCTGACAATCAACGACGTTCGCCGACTAGAGGATTTGCGTCCAGTTGACGATCCTTCAGCAAACATGCCTCGTGTTCCACTTGCAAACGTGAACATCGACGCAGCAGACTTGGTAGGACGAGACAAGCGTGTCTCAATGGCTTCCAAGCTGGTTCTGGCAGGATACGAGCCTTCTGAGGTATTGGTTGCTATGGGGCTTCCTCCAATCGACCACACTGGCGTTCCAAGCGTCCAGCTACAGGGATTGCAAAATCTTGACCCAGAGGACCCGACCAGTCAATACGAGGTATAGATGCCAATAGTTACAGCGCAGTACACTCTGAGCAACGTCACCGCTGCAAAGGTAGTCTCAGCGGAACCGCAACAGCAAACCGTTTCGCTTCACAACGGAGATCATGGCTCTCACATTGTTTACATAGGCAACTCAGGTGTAACTTCAACTAATGGCATGCACATAGACGCAGGGCAAACTACAACCTTGTCTCTTGACCCCGGTAGCGAACTGTGGGCAATTTCATCACACGATGCAATTTTACTAACCAAGTTAGCGATAAAGCAGGACTAATGAAAGAGGAGACAAATGGCACTGATAACAAACGGGACTCCGTTCCCGACAACGGACAAGAAGCCAGAGAGCTTCCCGAAAACTACCGCCCAGCCCTTGAAGAAGGAGTCCCCGAAGGCAGAGCCTGCGGTAATTGCTTCTTCTACGACGAGTCAAGAGTCAACGACGACGGAGATAAAGCCTACTGTGAAAAGTGGGACGACTTCGCTAGAGGAGACTACTACTGCAACGCTTGGCAAGAAGATGAAGAAAACCGCCAAGAAATAAGAGAAGTAAATCTAACACCTCCTGCCTACATGCGAGCTGCTGCTCGTAGGGGACTCAAATACTATGAGGATGGTTTGGGTGGCGATGGCTTGGTTGAAGCAACAATTCGTGAAGCTCGTGCAATGGCGAGGGGTTCTGTCACTGCTGACAAGTGGGTTAGGATCAGGGCTTGGATTGCTCGTCACCTATCTGATTTGGACAGTCCCACCTCACGACCTAATTCAGATGGTTATCCTAGTGCTGGCGTAGTAGCTCACTTGCTCTGGGGTTCTGGACCATCTAAGGCATCTGCTCGCAGAGCTTTGGAATACGCAGAGGGTGTTGTGGGTAGAATAGAACTAGAGAATGAAGGGCGAGCGAAAGGCGAAGCATTGTCCAAAATTGAAACTCGTATTCTTACGACTGAATTTGAAGTTCGTGAGGAGGCCGATGGCATGCACCTCACTGGTTATGCAGCTCGGTTCAACGAGCCAAGCGAACCACTTCCATTCATTGAGAGAATCGCACCGGGAGCGTTCAAGCGCTCACTC